TGAAAGTTAACAAACCAATTGCTGTCTCAAAACAGTACACTAAATTCGCTCCTGGCGAGTTGGATGAGCTTATAGAAGCCTCGACTCGCGCTCTAGACATTGAAATGTCTAGGAGCCAGATCCCACAGGAACCTGTTTTACCCACAGCGACAGACGGGGAGATTTCTCTCCCCCCCAATCACAATGAGTCCACATCTGTGTTTGCGGAAAGTGAAGTTAAAGAAACGACGCTCACCGAAAGGACAAATGCATTAATTCGCGGATTAGATCTAATTTTAGAGCACCATGGTGCTCCTCAAGATATCCGACGTGCAACCTGGACACAGGTGCACGCTTATCTAGGTACGTCCCCCTCCGGGGATGTAGAGGTAGATTGCCCACAGACTACAGATGCTGCCCTTGTCGAAAGACAATGGGTTAAGCAAGTGAAGTATCTGCTGGCCTATCCTCTAGCTCAGTATCTACATAACGAACTTCCTCCCCCCCCCGTCACCGGCCCCTTTGAGCCTCACGGTGACCTCCGCCGCTGGATGCGTGAACGGCTACGTGTTTTCAATCGAAAGAACACGCACCTCTGGTACTCTTGGTATCAAGCTAAGCGTTCTTGCCTACCCATGTCTCAACATGTCGTAGAAGATACTTACTTAGAGCACAACGCATCCCTCCGCCAACCCGACCCAGGATGTCCCCACACGATCAATGAGATCTTCGAGACTCCGGCCTTCACTCATGTCCTTGACATTTTACGAGAGAAGGTTGGCTCCACCTTCCGCCTTAACGAATTCGTTAAAGGTCGGACCTCCAATTCTGCTTCTTATGAGACTACTCGCAATCAAGGCGGCCAACATGGCGCTCTTTTGACCTTTGCTTGCTTAGAAGAGAATGCTTCACTCTCTGGCGATTTGGCCAAGATGAAGTATGACCCACTGTCAGGAGTCATAGTCTACCGCCATCGGTACGGCTATGATGAGTGGTTATCATTGATACCTCAGATTCACAACTATGACCTGCACGATCGCCCTTTGCGATGCGTTATCCAGGCAGTCCTTGAACCAATGAAAGTTCGTGTAATCTCCAAAGGGGAGTCCTTACCATACTATTCCATGCGACCTCTTCAACAGATTCTACATTCTACCATGCGTAGGATGGACTGTTTTCGTCTCATAGGTCGTCCATTCTGTCCCACCGACATCATGGACCTTCGTAAGCTTGCTGATCCACTCGATGAATGGTTTTCTATAGACTATTCAGCAGCTACGGATGGCCTCTCTTGGGAGTATTCCGGTAGAATTCTACGGTATATCATCCAAGATCTTCCTGATCATGTTCGTGCCATAGCTCTTCGCGTGCTCGGCCCTCATGACCTTTTCTATCCGCTTAAGGGTGCCAGTCGGACCATTAAGAAGTACCGTTCAGAGAACAAGAACGGACGTGGAAAGAATAAGTTAGGTGCAGCTTTTTGTGGCACCCAGGAGAATGGTCAGCTTATGGGATCCATCCTATCTTTTCCTATACTTTGCCTTGCCAACCTCGGTGTCTATTTGAGGACAACTGAGTCTCATCACGAGGATTGGACTATCAAGGAAAGATTGAGCCATGTTCTTATAAATGGCGATGATATGGTGTATGCTGCTCCTCCAGATTTATGGGAGGATCACATCCACTATGGGAAACGAGTTGGACTGAAGATGTCAATTGGGAAAGCCTATCATCATAGTACTTACCTCAACATCAACTCAACCTCGATCCATTGCAACCTCCAGGAGGATCAAACTCCCTGGCAGATTCCTTTTCTCAACACCGGACTGTTTTTTGGACAGCATAAGGTGATGAGTAAGTCTGAGGAGGCTGTTGCGAAGTCCCTTCCGTTGGAAATGAATACGGAAGAGGGTCTGATAAGGTTTGAGCCTGAAGAGGTACCTGAACTCACCGGAAATCCAATCTTTGAGTACGCTCTTGCACACTATGGTGCTGATCCCAGGAATGGCTTGGTCGCCAATCTCAACACAACCCTTAAAGGGTCATTACCAGGTCGACAGTGTCTTCTCCTTCGGCGGTTCCTCAGTGAACACGCAGACGCTGTCCATGTCGAGTGCCTCGCCCCCCTTTGGGCTGGCTCCGAGAAATTCGGTACTCGTAACATGTTTCTCCCTATAGCCTTCGGTGGCATGGGAGTGGACCCTCCTTGCAATTGGCGATTTAAGATATCGCAGTTTGACCATCAACGTATGGCAACTATTCTAAACAGTGATTGCTACGACCATGTAGCTCCGTTTAGAGGCAAGGTAGAGAATGAGGATCTTGAAATGTCCCCTTGGTCGAAGCCTGAGCTAGAGAGCCAGGACTTTGTCCTTCCTAGGAAGCTTCCCTTTCCGAAAAGGAGATGGCAGATGGTCTATCCGGTCTGCCTGAAGTTGATTAGGCGGGTTTTAGTTGAAGCCTATACCTATCCTTTAAGTTATACTATCTCTGAATTATCGTGGACGATATCCGAGTTGGTTTCTACCACCACTGAACTTTCGTGGAGTATAACTGAACAATGCATTTGTACCTCCTCCGTATAACAACGATCTTGGAGTACTTCCTTAGCTATAATTATTCCTTCACCCTCATGGTGACGACCCGGAATGTCGTTAAACTTGGCCATGGGGTCTTCGTTAGGTAATTGCTACCAAAACGGTGCTAACGCTCAATACTTCCGTGCTAAATTAGCCAACGCTATGTCATAGATGAGACAGGTCTTCGGATTCTGTGATTCAGATGGTAGTGCGCTATAAAGGCCGAGAGACTACACGGTGCAACCTGCTCTTAGAGGTCCACGAAGATGTATAGTCCCCTGTCTTGTCAGGGTATCCCATGCAAAACAAAAGGAATAAGGTTTCTGCTAATCCTCAAAAGCAGTCGAACCGTCGTGACCAGAACGCTCCCTCAATGGGCAAGTCTGGCAGGATGCAACCCCCCCTTCCCCCTAATGGTCCTAGACCAAAGGGTGGGATAGCTCGGGCTCCGCTTAATCGACAAGCGAGTGTTGCGTCCGCCTATGCTACGAAGCAAAGCTCTTCGGCTCCGCGCATAGAGGCTACACGAGATCAGTGTCGTATTGTTCATCGCGAACTGATCGCTTCAATTACTGGGTCCAGCGCCTTCGCTGTTCCTCAGAAGTTCTCGTTGAATCCGGGGCTCTCAGCTACTTTCCCTTGGTTATCGCTTCAGGCGACTAACTGGGAACAGTACCGGTTCAACAAATTGAAGTTTTGTTATTATACCCGCACTGGCTCCAACATTCCAGGCTCTATGATGATGATTCCGGATTACGATCCGGCTGATGCTGCTCCAGGCACAGAACAAATCGCATCGTCCTATGAAGATGTTGAAGAGGATGCTCCATGGAAGGATATAGACTGTGTGCTAAGACCATCAGCTATGTTTCCCATGGGTCCGAAGAAGTTTATTAGATCCGGCTCTTTAGCGGCTAACCTTGATATCAAGACCTATGATGCAGGGACCTTCTTCGTGGGTACCGTTGATGGCACTGCCGTCAACTGGGGTAAGTTATGGGTAGAGTACGATGTGACTCTATTCACCCCACAGACCTCACCCGGCGGTTCGTCGTTGTCTGAATTTCAGCACTTCGCGACGACCGCGCCTACAACTGCCAATTTAGTTGGAGTTGCTCCTGTACAGACAGGAACGCCCATAGTGACTCTCGCCGGAAGTATCTTAACATTCCAGCAGTCAGGTACCTTCTTGGTTATCTATGATGCGTCAGGCACGACCCTTACAGTGAACGCTACTCCGGTAGCTGCAGCTGGCGCCACCTACGTCAATGCGTATGGAGGAGCGGGGACGGGCTATGTACAGTCGGGAAGTGGCGGCTCTACCTTGGTTCAAGGTCTTATGGTTTCGGCCGTCCCTGGATCAACACTTACCTTTAACAATACCGTTGTAGCTGGTACTCTCGCAGATCTTACGATTGCGTTGGTACCCTCGAATTATAGCTAAACGTACTGCCAACTATACTCATCCAAACTCTGGAAGCATAAGGGAACACTTGGAAATGAATGTCTACTCGGGCCTGAGAAACCCTTGTTTGTTAGACGCTGTTTTCCATTCTATCGATTTATAGATAATCGAAGTGTTGAAGCCCTTTCCCAGAGGATTGGGGCGCGAGCTCGATTGAGCTGAATTAGACTTGAATTCGAAGGACGTGGTTTGATCTCGGGATCATTCTAGTGTGTTGAAATATTACACCGTTCTTCCGCGCAAAGTGCCAGGACTAGGATTGAATCCTATCGCCTGGCCACCATCGGCCCCCGCAGGGTCCCTTTATGGTGCGGTATTCTATC